CCCAACATCAAAGCATGGAGACCAGTACTTAAATGAATAACTTCCCTATCAATGAGTTTGATTGTCCTTGTGGTTTATGTGAAAATAAAGTAAAAGATGACTTGATAAGTCGTTTGCAAAAAGTACGTGACTTTTTAGGAGAACCTATAAATATAACTAGTGGCTATAGGTGTAAGACTTATAACACTCTTATAGGAGCTTCTTCAACATCTTCACATATATCAGGTTTAGCTGCTGATATTTTTATACCTGACAATTTTTATAGGTATAGGATAATAAAAGCAGTTGTTATGACCGATGCTTTTAACCGATATGGAACTGGAAATAAAAAAGGAGCTAGAATTTTTCATGTAGATTGTGACCTAAGTAAACCTCAAAAAATTACTTGGGGATATTAATCTACTTCTTAGGAATCTTGAACCATTTCTTAGGAGATTCCTTGAAAAGTAAACCAGAAGTAATATTTTTATTTCTTAAATTGTCAGCTATTCTCTGGTCTTCTGTATCTCTACACACTAGATCAATAACTGGTATGTTATTATTTTTGTCTAGACCATCTGCTCTTTCTTCACTTTGATCTCTGTGTTCTAGATTATGGGTGTTTGAATAGTAGACAATAAGCTCAGCAGCTGTCAGGGTGAGGCCATAACCTCCCGTGCTCTGATTGGAGAGAAAGAAACGTACAGGAGAGTCTCCAGCCTGGAAACTTCTTTCTGCCTCTACCCTGGCTTCTGCGCTAGTTGCTCCGTAGAAAGAAACTACACTATCTTTACCATATTTATTTTTGAGATGATCTTCTAGGTCTCTTATATTAGCCGTATAATGAGCCCAGATAATCATTTTACCACCACACTCTTCTATTATATCATCAAGTTCTTTCTTCTTGTTAGTAGGAAAGTAAATAGTTTTCCTATCATCAAGGGTTAATTGGCCGCAACATATTTCATGTAAGCGCATCCTCAACGTCAATTGATGTAAAACTGAAGCTGTTCCCTCCTCACAGATATGTAACCCTTGTTCAGCGATCTCTATGTAAGCTTTTCTCTGTTCAGGAGTTAATTCAACTAATCTTGTTTGGTAATCTTTTTCTGAAGTATCGCCGCAATCCTTTCTTAATAACCTAGAACTAAAAGGAGCCAACCTCTTATATAGATCATCTAGGTTGTGATATCCAGACACTACATCAATCCCTCTTCTTTTTTTAGTCCCAGTTCTTTTATCTCTTTGGGATATGTATATTCTTTTTGTAATAACATATTTAGCTTTGAAAGCGTAGTAACTGCTAAACCCAAGTGCTCCCTTTTTTAGAAATTCACATTGTTCAAAGATATCTAAAGGTGAGCGTGGAATCGGTGTTCCTGTTAATATTCTCTTGTAAGTAGCATAGTAACCAAGGTCTTTTACATTTACGGTTCTTGCTGATTTATTTTTTATTGACGTTGATTCATCAACTACTAAAAAGACTTTGTTATTTTTTAGTATAGATTTGAAGGTAGCTAATAAAGAACCTGTACTAAAAGCCTCTACATTTATTATGTAAAAGTATAATATTTTAGAATCTTTGACTTTGTTTTCGTGCATCAAATTCCATTTGCCATTGATCCATCTGAACACTTTTGTTGCTATTCTATCAGGTAAGTGAAGAGAGACTTGTTTCTCCCAATTATGGTAGGATCCTTTTTTTGGTATAGCTATGCACATATTTATCTTGTCTCTTTCAAACAAGATACCTGCATTATCAATCATTACTTTTGTTTTTCTTGTTCTCATTTGCCAAAACAAACCATAATACTTATCTGACCACGACTTTTTCAGTATAGCTAGTTGATGCGGGTTAGGCGTTGTCTTAAATTCATATTTTTTGGTTAATATTTTGTCATCTGAGGATTCTTCTGTCATTTGTTGACTCCTTATTTAACCTAGGATTCATTCTGATTTAATGAGTCATATACTGGTATGACTTAATTATTCTATATAATTTATTTCATTTTAACTCCTTCCAAGTTTCAATAACATCCATAGCAAATTCACGCAACTCAATTGAAGTAACTCCTCTTGCATTTGGATGTTTGAAGAACAAAACTTTTTTAACACCAGTTCTGTATAATAAAGGCAGCAGTTCTTGTATAACTAAGCGAGATTCAGCTCCGAAACCTATTACTATTTTTGGTTTTATTCTAGCAATTATTTCAAGAACATGCTCTCTGTTAGCATCAAAACTACCATTTGGATCGTCGATAGATAACTGTGTGCAATTATCCCAAAAGATATTCCTAAATGATGAAGTAAAAGCAGAAAGAAGGCGCCGTCCAGTCATTGTTTGTGCTATTAACTTCTGTTGATACTCTTGGTCCTTTGTGTATCTTATTATAACATCTGTTTCAGTTCCACGAATAAACCAAGTATTCTGAAAAAAAGCTACTACATCGTACTTGTCTCCAGCTTTAATGATCTTAGTAGAATCTCTTCTAAGATCTATGTTTAATAAATCCCAGTAGTCACTATATATCATAATAATACCTTGAGGTTGGGCTTACTATATATAAAGATGATTTAGCTCTTGTTATAGCTACATAAAAAACACGAGTTTCATCATCGAGATTCTCTTCCATACGATCAAAAGCTTTCCTCGAAATATCGGTCATAACAACAACATGATCTGCTTCGGCTCCTTTAGCCCCGTGTATTGTTGATATCCTAACCCTTGGAAACTCAATATCCTCCTTTCTTCTTAAAGCACTTCTGAAAAATTCAATTTCTTCATAACCAATATCAGTTAGAACATCGAACCACTCTCCACTGTTTTTGACTGATAATCTTTGAACTAGATAATCCATGTTATAGTTTTTGTTATCTTCTAACATAGAATTTTTTTTAAAAGACAAGTGCTTTAGTAATTTCTTGAGTTCTTTTCCAGAATGCCAATACCCTTTTCTTAAAGAAGTCCATATCTTTATTGCTTTTATTATCCCTATTCTGTAGCGTCGTGTTGCTGCTATTTCATATGGAACACCTCTAGTTATGCAGAGCTCCTCATATTCAGCTAATTGATATGCGTTCCTAGCTAATAGCAACCATGAACCTTGGTCGAAGGATAGCTCATCTAAGTCAACAATCCTATGTATTGATCCTTCTTCTTCTGTAGGATGTATTTTCTTTTCATGAATCCTATTTTTGATCGTAGTTGCTAGCTCAGTAGCTAATTTGCATATAGTATACGGCAACCTGTGACTTTGAATCAAGTTTTCTATATCTCCTTTAAAATCAATAAATGAATTTACGTCAGCTCCTGACCAGGTATATATGGCTTGATCGTCATCTCCGGCGGTATATAATCGTTTGGTATTAATAGAATTAATAACGTTCCATTGCATCTTTGACAAGTCTTGTGCCTCATCCACAATAACGAGATCAAATTCTTTTTTAATCGGGTTTTTTGACAACAAATCGAGCATGTCTGTAAAATCAACAAGGTTTTTCTCTTCTTTATACTTGGTATAGCGTGATCTAAAAGTCTCCAACTGCTCCCATAAGATTTCATTATCATCATCCTCCCAAATTTGCTTCAATGAAGTCATATTAACCCGTGACATGTTTTCAAGGGTCACTATTTTATCTCCGTCGCTGAATCCCCAGATTCCTCCTTCTTCGAAAGAACCTCTACAACGAATGTCGAGCCCAAGCTCATCTCCTAGTTCAACTAAATGTTCCTTTTGAACTATGTCTGTCTTTGTTAGAAGAAGTTCTCTGAAGCACAGACTATGTATCGTTCTAAAGTAAGGAAATTGTTTCTTTGAATAACCAGTTACCTCTTGTATTTTGTTTATAGCTTCTAAAGCAGCTCTTCTAGTAAAAGCTAGGTAAGCTACTTTATCTGATTTTCCTCCTTTTTTTAAATAGTCATTTACTATATTAGTTAACCGGGTGGTTTTTCCCGTTCCCGGGGGACCTAATATCTTTCTTTTCATAGATTCCATTAAGACTAACCTCCCAAGTTGTTTTTGTGTAATTTAGTACTACTTCAAGATCCTTTCCTGCTAATTCTGGATACTTAGTAATAATAATTGATGCACAAAATTGCAGCACTTGGATTCTAGGTATTGTCGCCTTAAAATCAGCTATGGGTTTCCCATTAACAAACTCTATTCGTTTTTCCATTAATCAGTCCTCAGAATAAATTTAAGTGACCAGCAGTTGACTCCTTTTCCTTTAATATTCCAGAAATGATGCTCACCATTATTGTTTTTTATAACAGTAGTTATTTCATGGATTTTAAAATCTTTGAATCGGTGTCTATCTAAATAGTTCAGCAAATCAGAACTTCTGAAATAATGTCTATTATTTAGACTATTGAACCAAGGTTTCCCTAATATTATTTCTTCTTTCTTTTTTGCTTGGGCTTTCGAACAGCAGAAGCGCTCTATTAATTCCATCAACTGACCTTTAGCTGAGGCATCAATAGGCATTTCTACTACTATCAGTGTATCTAAAAGAGACGTTAATAATTGATTCCAGGCGCGTTCTGTCATCTTTTTTGGAATCATGTTTAAAGATTCTAGACAGCGCTTCTGGAATCTTCTTTGATTTTGAAGATCATCTGTAGATAGCTCTATTCGACCTCCTCCATCAACGTCTATGAACCAGGTAGGTGGGGCTGTGTCAAACTTTGTTAGTGAGTGTAATTGAGGCATAGAACTTTCTTCATCTACACCATATTTTCTGTTCTTACAAACACCAGCATTACAGTGATTCACTATTGGGTCTTTGTTGCAACTATATTGATAATTTTTCCTACCTAAGCTTTTTATTATCATTGTTACTTCTTCAGTTCCTAAAGGAGGATTCATATAACGGTGGTTAGCTGCATGCACTTCATCTTTCCATGAATCAGGAAAAGCTTTTCGCATATAAACACCTACATTAAATAAACCATCATTTCTGGTTCCTTTGGGAAACTTCTGAAAGATTAGATGTTGTAGACATGGAGGCCCATCAGATAGATCATTAGAGGATTCTATTTTAAGTTTAGATACAGCTAAAAGATCTACTTTACTGTTTTCTGCAAATAATAGAAACTCCTCTTTAGAGCAAGGTTTTCCTTCTTCATCTATCATATGCCGAGTATTTCCAAAATAAGGCATACTTATCCAACCACCAACATCTCCTCTCTCTGTTAAAATAACCGTTTGTTTAGGAAATATCTCACAGTTTCCAAAACCTATTGCGGCTGCTATCTCTTTAAGCTTTTTTTGTACAATTTTAGCAGAAACCCAGTCAGAAAGAAATAAATAGAGATGGAGGCCCCCTGATTTAGTTACACAGGGGACCAATTGAACATTCGGAAGCGACTTTAATTTCTTTATTACACTGACGTAATCAAGTTTATAGTCGTCTATATCTATAGCTCCAAATTTACATGAAGAGTTATCATTTATAGGAACTATACCTAACGAAGTTTTTCCTTCGATATGTTTTATCCATAACTCTTCAGTAACTTTACCTTTTATAGTCGAAGCTCTTCCACCTATTTTACCATCCTCCCTAACTTCGTTAGCATTGATTTTGTACTGTCCATAAGCTCTAGTGAGTCCCGCAAATAGGTTCATAAACCTACGCGCGTCAAACATTTAAGCTCCTTATTAGAAAGGTACAGAATCGTCAGAAGTTCCAGCATCGTCAGAAGTTCCAGCATCGTCAGAAGTTCCAGCATCTTGAGTAACTTTAACCAAACCCTTGGAACATTCAGTCGCAAAAGCCATAGCCATTCTGAATAGGTTTGGATCAGTTACTGGAGTTTTCTCTTCAACTTCCCAAATCCACCATGAGTTATCTCCAGCTTGTTTACCAAGCAAAGTCATTTGGTATGAAGATGAGAACATTGGTTTTACAAAATCAGACCCATCCTTGCGCTTACCAAGGCGTAAGGACATTATGCGATTCCATCTTCTTGAAGTTTTTAATCGAGTTGAAGCCATTGTGATGCAAACCTTGTCTGCTGGCTTATCTTTTTCCAATAAGAGAACATAGTACTGTCCAGTCTCTTGAAGGAAGTTTCCATTACCCATTACAACCCGACCTTTGTCGTCAATATCGCAGGTTTCCATTCCAACATTACTTTTTCAAAGAAGCAGGGTATGATCTCTATTCCAAGATCACCATCAAACACTTTCTGAGTAAAAGTATTCATGATCATACCTTCTTCTGCTCCAGCAATATATTGATCATTTGATTTTTTGCATTGAGGGCTTCCTGACTCAAGAATAGTCATGAAAGGAATTTCCATGTCTTTAGAGGTCATGCTCTCGAAGCCAGTTACTCCAACATCTGCCATCATATCATCAGATACTACCAAAGCTTCATCTTTTTTTTGAACTACTTCTTTTGATTTTGTCATTGGTTAACCTTTCTTTAATTGTTTAATTTTAGCAATCTTTCCAACAAAAATACCAAATAACTCATGTGGAATGGGTTGTCCAGATTCAACCATTTCCTTGACAAAAGCTTTTAATGTACTATGATGCACATACATTCTTCTGTTTGGAATATAGCCTTTTTCTATTAACAAGTCTTCTATGTCGGATGCTTTATCATCTTCTCCTCTTTTAAAAGATAGTGATAGATCATTCTTTATAATATCTGAATGATTATTGTCATCTAGCCAAGTTAGCGCTTCTTCCTCTCTATCTTCTGGTATTTTTGCTGAATAAAAAGGAGATACCTTGATCTCAACAGTTTTGTACACAAAAGATGGAATCTTCATCTGGTCCATCATATCCGGAAGTTCTATTGACCGAACTCTAAGTAGTTGAGCATTAATTGTTGCCATGAGAGCTTCAGCTTTCATCAAAGCACTTTCTAAGTCAAGTTGCTTCTGTATGAGCTGACCTATTTCATCCAAATCTTCCTTTTTCAGTGAAATAGTGGAAGCTTCTTCTATTAAAGCATTTAACTCTTCTTCTTTTGTGATTGGTGTCATTCCTTGATGTGGATCCATGGTTACCCCCAAAGTAAAGCGTTTAAATCGGCCCAATTCTTAGAGACTCTGTCAAAACTGCGTGTTATGTAGAAAAATTGCTCAATTTCTACCTTCCATTTACCTTTAGAAGGGCTCCAAGTCATATCAGCTTCTGGAATATGGATCCCTTCAATAAAATGAATTTCATTTTTATGAAACAATATAAATAAAGCAGAACAATTAGCTCTTTTATGGTGCAAATGCCAAATCTTTTGTGATTTTTCTAACCAAAAATAAGGTTCACGAACACCATGAACTACTTTTGCTTCTATTAAACGTATTTTGCTATCTAAACAAAGAACTATATCAGGGAAGCCAACTGATACAGAGTTCTCTATCCTGATATATTGACCCTTGATATGTGGCTTTATCTTTGCGCATTCTTTTGATTCAATCATTTACATTCACCCCAATTCTCCCCTTGAATAGAGTCTACTAATAAAGGTAATCGCATCTTTACTCCATTTTCCATAAGTTCGTTTATTTCTTTCACCTCTCTTCCTTCAGTTATAGAAAAATTGAGTTCATCATGTACTTGGATGTGAGGCAAATATCCAGCATTGTAACAATCAATCATTGCTTTTTTAGTTATATCAGCTGATGATCCTTGAATCTCAGCATTAATTGCATGATATGGCTTGTCTCTAGCTGATTTAAAATGCCTCACTCTACCAAGTAATGTTCTTATCTTCTTCTTTGTTAAGGCAGTATGTTCGCAAATCTGAGCCAAGAGTTCAACGTAAGGCTTTGCTTTATGATAAGCATTAAGTATTATCTGAGCTTCTGACTGAGATACTTTTAGTTCAAGAGATAGCTTATACACCTGCATTCTATAAGCCATTCCTAAATTTACTTGTTTACCTACATTCCTTGTTATTGTTTTGTATGGTGCAATCTCTTCAACAGTCATTTGGTGATAATCTGTTGTAGGATCATCGATAAAGCGTTGAGCTGCTTCTCTAGCTCCTGGAAGCCCTTCTGGAAAGTTCCATCCTTTACTTTTTATTACAAAAGGTTGACAAGCAAAATGTATTAATACTCGAGGTTCTTGTTGACTATAGTCATGACGCGACCATATATGGTGTTCTTCAGGTATATAGAGTGATCTAATAAGAGGTCCCCAATAAGAGTCTCTCGAAGGTTGTTGTTGCAGATTTGGGTTAGAGGAGGAGAAGCGCCCAGACCTAGTTCCTTTAGAATCAGCCCTAAGTTGATGAAATTGACAATAAATCCTTCCGTTAGTGTTTTGTTTAATAATAGTTCCTTCAATAAAATCTCTGCGCATTTTGTTTGTTTTTCTGAACTCAGCAAGCATCTCACAAATTGGGTTTTCGTGATTCTTTAACCAATCTCCTGTTATAGATGGATTGCCATTAGCGGATGATTGTGTTGGTTCTGTTCTTGGGTATGCTATTTTGTTATCTTCAAAAATCCTAACACAATGCTTTGGTGACCAAGGGTTAACAGGGAATTTAGCTAACTTGCTTATTTTGTCTACTAAGGCCAGTTCAGTGTTTATTAAAGCATAGTTTAACTCCTCTGCTCTCTCTACATTTACTCTTACTCCTCTCATTTTAACATCAAGCAATATTGGAATTAGATCAGACTCTAACTGAAAAACATCTTCAAGATTTTGTTCTTTAAGCTTCTTTTTTTGCTTCTCCCATATTTTAAGTGGGAGCAATGCATCATCTTCTGCATAAGGTCCGACATACTTAGCTGGAAGTTTCCACAATCCTCCTTTTGGGTCGACTCCAAATGCTTTTGCAGCCTCTTCCAACAGGGATTCTTTTTTTTGTTCTCCCAAATAATACTTCGAAAGATTCTGTAAGGAATATCCTCCGTATTTATCTTCATCAAGAAGTGGTTCTGCAACCTGAATATCGACGAATGGACCAGGCACGCGGACTCCTGCGTTATGGAGCCATTCAAGATCATAGAGTATGTTAGCCCCGACTTTAGAACACTCATCTTGTGCTTTGAAGACATCCCGTAACCATTGCAAAACTGCTTCACGATCCAAGTTTCCTCCCCCTTGATGGGCAATTGGAAAGTACCACTTTTGCCCCTCTGGTACGGCGAGACTGATTCCGACAAGTTCTCCATCATTTCTAGCTCCTCCAGGTCCTCGTTCTTTTAAATTAGGATCACGAGTTTCAGTGTCTAGGCCTAGAATTTTAGCTCCTGACAACCTAGGAAACTCTGTTGGCGCTTTCCAATTTGAGAAAGGTGGAAATAAACATCCTTGTAGCATTGTCAACTAGCTCCCATGTATTATTTGAGAATTTTGTCCATATGCGTTTTGATTCTATGGAATGTGCGTAGTCCTCTAGGATCACGATTTTTCTGCATCCTGTATTTAGCAATAATTTTGTACATGTCACACACGGGGCAGTAGTAGTGTAGCATATTGAGATATTCTCCACATCTTTGCACTGTAGAAGGGCATTCTGTTCCGCATGAATGGCATAGCATAAGTCTAAACCCTCCCCAGATTTATGATTTGCCCCAGGGCACGGACTAAGTAAACAATGAGTATGATCCCTTGGAACGCCATTATAGCCAGTAGACATAACATTTTTGTGTTTATCTACTAAAATACAACCTACTTTTCTTCTTCTGCAAGTTCCTCGTAAAGAGGCCAGTGATGCCATAGATAGAAAATAATCATCAATATTTAGTCTACTTTCCATTAGCTGTCTCCCAAAGAGATCTGATAAAATCTTCTGGATCACAAAAATGAGAATATTTTAGATTATCAGATTCTGGAATAGTCTTTTGCCCAGCAACATAAAGATCTACTATACGTAAAGCCTTTTCATAATCGTAATTATATATATGCTGGCTTCCGGCTATCAAATATAGCGTTCCTAATGTATATTCTTTTCCATGCAAATGACTCATTATTAAGAGAACATAAGCTGCTAAGCAAGAGAAGTTGTGAACGTCGTAAGGCCATCCTAGCCAAGCATCAGATGATCGCATATTCACAACTAAGTTGAGAGCTCCTTGTCTTATTAAGAATTGAATAGACACTGTACAAGGGATATCTTTTGATTGCGCTGGGTTTCTATTCCATATGGTAATGACAGCTTGACGTGTTTCTTTGCTTTTGTTTAACAAATCAATAATGTAAGGCAATTGAGATATGATTTGAGGGCCATAAGCTCCTCTGAAAAAATAACCATCATCACTAAAATCAGATATTGCTTTAGCATATTTTTTTATAGAAGATACTTTATTTTGACCAGAAAGAATCCAAGCAGCTTCAGCAGCCCTGAACCTATTGCCAAGGCCTCTTTCTCCGATGCTTAAGTATGGTGTTGCCATATCAACAATTGATTTATATGCAAGCAATTCAGACGTAGACTCACCTCTAGGCTGCGCTACTGTTCCTACGTGTATAATATCCTGAAGAACATTTATCCAAACTTGGTTTATATCAGTCACTATCAGGATTCCTTTCATCGAGACGATAAATGAAGGAAGTATAGTTCATCGCATCAACTTCATTGTCTGGGTTAAAGTCTCTTGGTACGACTGAACGAGCTAATTTCATGGCTGCAAGCATTGAAGCTACTACATGAGCTGGAATATCTGGAAGTTCCATTTCAAAATGAGTTTCCAAAAGACCTTTCCAAATATGACCATACGCTGTATGAGAAATATCAATTGGTCCATATTTCCCTTTACGATCCTTTTCTATCTTGCTCATCTCTGTAATCGTAGCTTTTTTCTTTGTTATTGTTGTTTTTTTTATAACCATAAGTCACACTCCTATTCCATCCTCGGATGTTTTTAGTATTGAGATTCTTTTTAGAATAAGAACCTCCTGAGATTAGTAACGCTGGGTTGATCTCTTTCTTTGCGTTTATTTCATCAGGCATATTATACCCTCCAATACAGCGGCTACTATGAATAAAATAAAAGTAAGGCGTCCTAAGTTAAAAACTTTATTCCATTCTTTTTGCTGTTTCATATCATTCTTTAATTTTAGAAGGTAAAGCTCGTCCTTAAGTTCTTGTATTGTCTTCATCACATAGGTCCTTTAAGTTAGGAGGTTTCCAGTCCAAGGGTTTTACGACATCAAGATGAAAATATCTTTTTGAAGGATTTTTTTCACTCACGAGCTCTTTTGCCATATTTGCTTCATGAACTCTCTTAAAAGCTTCGTTGAAGTCCAAACCTTGGCGGTAGGCTGTTCCCATAGCGAAGTAAACTATGTCTACAATAGCATCGAGCTCAGCTTCTATTGTTTTTGCTTCTATGTACTCACCAACTTCTTCATTCAAACAGCGGACCCTGAAATCTTTTTCTTCTTCAGGTAGGCTACGTGGTCCTCTGAAGTAACCTATTTCGAATGTTTCATGGAATTGAGCAACTAAATTAAATTGATTAATCATTTATCTAACCTCAACATATTTATGTACAGTTTGTAATAAGTGATCATAATCACCTGATTTTGCTTCTTTCATAAAAGAATCCACTTTATGCGCTTGTCCTGCTTTTATTAAGCTATTTTTAACTGCATATAAAATAGCGAAGGCATTTCCATCAGTTCCAATCTTTTGATGAACTCCACGGTTCTGCACATTCAGTTATATCTGAAAATTTACGGTCAGGTGGACAAGGACAATTGATCTGTCTTTTCTTTACCTTCCAAAGAACGTTACGTGAAGCTTCAGGAAAAAGAGGAGCAAACACAGTAGCAAGAAAATTTGAATCATAATATTCCTTTAATAAGTCAAATAGAGACCATTGTTCATGATCCATAATGAGTATATCTTTTTTAAGGTCTGATTGACTTGCGAAGGTTCCCCAATGATCAATGATTTCAAAGCCTTGAGCTTCTAATACAGAACCAAAAGCTTGATATGTCATCTCATTGATATGATTCGCCGCTGCTTTTCCATTGTAACAAGGGGTTGAGATGAAGGCAATGGTATCCTCAGCCATTATTGTATAAAAAGTAGCTAAGATATCGAGGCATTTTGAAGGAGATACGTGCTCAAGGACTTCGAAACAAACAATGACTGTTGGAACGACTTCCAAGGGTACTGCTTCCAAAGAAAAATCGGTCTCATCATGTATATGAATGTTGTCAGCTCCCATTTTATTAATTATTTTAGGTAGGATAGGAGGATTGACAATATTTAGATCATATCCGGTGTAGTGCGCCGGACTCATACGCGAGGTGTATAACGTTTTTAATAATGGTATTTCTTTACCACATCCTACCTCCAGGATGCGCGCTGTTTTATACTTGTTTTTTATACTCATATACTTGCATACATGACTCCATCTTAAACAGTGCGCGATATAATCGCGATGGATAAATCCTCGCTCTTCTGCTTGGTCAATGGATAGGTGTGTTTTGTCTAGTTCTCGATCTGGATTTACCATACTATCTCCTTTATTTATTTTTGATTTTCTTCCTTGAGCGTAATTTCAAAGCTTCTTTTAATAAAAGCTGCTTCTTCTTATGACATTCAGGTGAACACGTTGTTTTCTTGTGGAACTTTGGATTAAAGTCTTTTTTGCATATTTGACAGATTCGTTGTAGTGCGCTTCTAGGATTATTCTTTACCCAAAGCTCTCTTGCTAATTGTTGCCGTCTTTTTAGCGCGCATCTAGGACTACAAGATAATTGTTTTGTGGATACTTTTATGTATAACTTATCACAAATAATGCAATTATCTTCAGATGTGTTAGTTGTTGATCTTTTTGCTCTCTTTTTTTTGAGTATAAGTCCTTGGCGCTTCCAAAAAGTAATAGACAACTCTTTAGCTGGTATTATTCTCTTTACAGTCAGGTCTTTTGACAGTATTTTAACATCATAGATCATTTAACAACCTTTCAGCTCTCCTGCGTAATAAAAATGAGTAGCATCACTATCTGAATAGGTTTCCATAAAATGCTCATTTAATAGAGCTCTCCATTCAGCGGGTTCTTTATTTATTACATGCAAGTGTTCTTTGCACCAAGAACCACTGATCAAGGATATAGAAAAATATACTCTTTTTTGTACAACCTGTTTTATTGAATATAAGGCGTCCCTTAACAAGGGTTTAGGTATATATTCTAAGACGTCTGCACAGAATCCATAGGTGGATTCAGGTATATAGTTCATATTCCATAGAGGGTTTTCAAAGAAGGTGATGTCAGAGTTTAGTAAGGCCGCTTTAGTTACATCGTTTGCTTGTATTTTTAACAATGGATGCTCTTTACTCATAGCAAGGCATTCTTTCCCGGTACCACAACCGAAAAAAGTTATTGACCCTTGGTCACCTAGTAGCAGTAATTGAGAGGCCAAAGGTACCAGGGCTTCTCCATGAGACTTTCTTTTTGTGCGCTTATTGATCCATATATCTGTATAAAGATCTTTGTAATAAGCCATTTACAACCTCATCTCTTTTTTGTAGACTTTTCCCCTATATAGCGGTAAGTTCAAAGAGCTTGATCCTATTGTTCTGTATACAGGAATTGCTGTGTTTAGAGAAGTTAAAGCGTCATTTAATTTGTGTAAAGCAGGTGTGTAGAGATGCTTGCATTCTTCATCGAGATCAGTACTAACTAAAAAGATCTTAGTTGCTCCGAGGTTCCAGGCTAGATGGCAGGCTGTTTCAACAATACTCGAGTTGTTATTTAATTTGAGATTTTGACATGAAGCTAAAGGAGTTGTTACATACGGAATAGTAGGATCAATAGTACGAATATGGGCAGTATGCCCTCCAGCGTCCTCGTACCACTGCATGCCGGTCTCATGTGGACAATCATGCATCTTCTCTCTGAGTTCAATAGAAGATCGTAACCAAGGGGTTATATTGGCAGGTAGGACTTGAATCACATCGAAATTAGAACAATCCCAAGTGATCCAGTGATGGATTAAATTAAATACTTCTGTGTTATAAGTAAGTAATGGAACTTTGTTTATTGCTATTATTTTTTTATTTCTTAGAAAATCAATGTTTATTTGATCGAGCCGTGAATCGCCCAATACAACAAACTCCGTAAACTCTGTTGCGTCACTCATAAATTACCTCACTCATAAATTACCTCACTAAGAGAATTACCTCACTAAGAGAATTATAAGATAGAAGACTAAACTACCTCACTAAGAGAATTATAAGATAGAAGACTAAACTTACGATCCAAGGAAATAAGAACCCCAGAGCGTAAACTCTGAGGTCCTTATAGCGGTTTGTTCTATGAGGTTTTTTATTATGCTGCAACAGCAGAATCAGTCTCTTTGGCAGGAGCTGACTCTTTGGCAGGAGCTGACTCTTTGGCAGGAGCTACTTCGGTCCATGAGACAGCATGAGCCCAAGCAGCTTCAGAGTCTTGGTGGAAACCACGTTTCTTGTCTTTGACGTAGTACATAAAGACGTTGTTGAAAGGATCCTGGCGAGTGATCAATTTCCCCTCTTTAACAGCGGTGGCCAACAAAGCTTTCATTTGATCTTCCGTTGCTTCAACAATACCCGCACTTGCAATGGCTTCGAGAATGACTCTGATTTGTTTTGGGGCTTTTGCCCACAGAGTTGGATCATTAACGTCGAAAGAAAAGAGTTTAGCTGCACGAGATTTCACTTCTTTTTTTGCTTTCGGCGCTCCGTCTTCCTTCACAATAGCGGACATCAAAGCATCCCAGACCATAGTGGTCGCATTTTCGTGGTCAGGGATTGTGCTTGAATCATATCCAGTGATGATCATACGGCCGATTTGATGAAGATCTTCAATATCTGGAAAATGACCTCCAAAATGCGCGGCATCTGTATAGATTTGAGATGCTTTGATTCCTTTGACGTTCTTAAACTTGTACCCAGCTTCGCCCATTGGCGTGCAAATTACTTTTTTAGCCATGATCTTTAGTCTCCACTTTTTTTGTTAATAGATAAATGTTACGATACTCTACTATCCTGCAGAGTTCGTCTTCTACTTCAGTTCTTTTTACGGCTTCGTCTAGAGTATTAAAGGATAGATCTGAATACGAAAAGCCTTTTCCTGTCCATGACTTCGTGCATAGTTTTATCCAGTGCGCTCCAGAAGCGTCAAGAACTTCGATTCTGAATTTACTTTGTTCTACATTGAGATCATAAGTGTCGGTCACATGGTGAATTCCTTATCAAGGGTTTATAAATATATTATAGATATATTATATAATGATTGTTTACAAAAGTACACAATAAAATGCATTAATCATTAATTAGTTGTTTTATCATTGTACTTTTGTTGCATTTCTTTTTCAACTCTTAGTAGTAATTGTCTAAGCTCTTCTTTAGATAAACCTTGGCTATTCCATTTAACTATATTTTTAGCTAAGTCCATTTTTAATATAGTTGAGGGACTCTCCCAATCCACACCGAACGCAGAGCCGTGGGTTTTTATCTTAGCTAGGTGTTCTTTCCAAAGCACGTCGAACTCTATATTCGTCATTATTTGATCTCCACGTATTCCATTATTACTAAAAGAACTTCTTCAACCGTTACCAAGGGTACACACTTGGTGAATAACTTGTCAGCGTCGTCTGGTCTATCTGCCGCGTTTAATGCTTTTACTGCCATACCTACGAGGTTCATAGGTTTTGCATTCTTCCCAAGTAGGAAGAGTGGTGGCCGAATTGTATCAGTCATTTTCGTTACCTCTTTTATTAATATATATTTCGTTATCAAGGGTTTTAATTACTTGGGCGTGTAGAGCGGAATGTATAGCTTTTGGTGTTACTGACACACTTTCATGGTTTTTGATTGCTACATTAACCAACTCAGCTACTAACTCAAATATCGAGTCTGTTAGCTCATGTATTACTTGATCTTTACAGTCCATTCGAGGATTCCTTTCCATGTAAAGTACACTAAAAATTTAGGGTATTTGCTGATAACAGCCTGTATCTTTCTGTATACACAAAGTAGATGTGCTATTGTATATATTATTAGGTGTAATAGTGTGCATTAGATTCCGCGATTCGCGCTCTCGGTGTCTTATACACCTAGTGTCGATGACCAATATAGGAATAATATTAATATTATTAATACTTTTAATAAAAAAAAACGAATTGTTTTTTTTATAATTTTTATATACTAATACAATATTTTATCAAAAATCAAATGACCCTTTGGTATTCTCAACAAACGAAAATGACAGAAACAGACAAAGATTCGTTGGTCAAGTCGTTTACAAATGTACACACTTTTGTTTGGTGTTTATAAAATAATTGCGCATATTTGGACTCGAATGTACACCCTTTTGTTTGTGTTATCGCATATTTGTTTACTATTTTTAATATTTTTTATCAAATCACGTCTAATTTCATCAAAATCCGTGATTCTCGACCAAATCATGCAAAATCAATGACTCTTCGGCCATATCCAACTCTTCCTGTTTCATACGCTTAAAATCCCGGAGTCGCTCTTTGTTAACCCTTGATAATTCGTTAAAGGATTGTCGACAGAATCCGTTGATCTGTTGCTGATCTTCTCTATCATACGGTGCTTGCGCCATTAAATTTCTCCTATTGATCAGTTATTAATCTTATATATATTATACATCATATAGCAGCGAATTAAAACAAATATGTTTAGAATATAGAGCGATTGTCTGCGATCGGTGGCGCTTGCTTCGTGGGCGATGGCCAGCGAACGTCGGGCCAGCGATTGTCTGCGATCGATACTTTATAGGAGGGCCGCGATTGTCTGCGATCGACTTGAAAAACGCGGTACTCGGGCCTCGCCACTTAAGGCGCTCTTATGTTACATTACATGTAGTTTATACGATCATAGGCATCACCTCCTTTCATAACCCTTGATTAGACAATTCTATTTCTCTATTAAGTCCAGTACTTCTTCATATAGAGAATCTATATCATACTCTATATTATGCTTCTTAAGCATAAGCGATACTATGTATGCAGTCTGATTACAATGGTCTGCATACGTATCTTCATTATTCTCAAGCATACTTATAGCTCTGTCTATAGGTTTCCATAGTGCCGTATCTTCTTTAAGGCGCAGAGCTTCTATTCTAGTATGAAGTGTTGTTGGAACAGCTAGTGTTATAGATGATGTTGCCATGGTATCTAATCTCCTTTAAAGTTGGAGGGGTACAATATGTACCCCTCCATGCTACAAGTTAGATGAATATCTTCTCATCTCCTATCTTCATATCTTGGAATACGAAGGTGTGGTTCTGATGGTGGTACCACATGTTGATCCTGTCTCCTGTCTGTACGTAGGCACTATCCCAATCATCTACCTCTTGTTCAGTGGCCTTAGCCCATTCAGGCCTAGTGAAGGTTATAGTCCCACTAGCTTCACCACTAGATATCTTCTCATCTCTTAGCTTTATGATAGACCTCAGTGAGTGCTTAGCTTGAGGAGGTAAACCCTTACCTTTCTCATTAATCTTGATACTATCGACATCGGCTAACTTTATTCTGCCTGATATCCTGTACTTGGTATCATCTTTAACTGTTCTTCTGCTCTTTCTAGGCTTACTTAACTCTTCTACCTTTGCACTGAGTTCCGTAATCATCTTCATCATCTCTTCATTAGTCATGGGGTTCTCCTTCTCATTAGTAGTATTAACAGTATTGTTAACACTTTCCAGCATCTTCTGCTCTTTATTGGTTCTTATTTTACTCATTTTACTTCTCCTATTGTTTAGGTGTTAGTGACTTCTGTACATTCACTTGTACTAGGTATCTCTGTCCATTGACAGTGAGCCAGCTTCCTGCCTCTCCTATATTCTCCTTTGCCATAAGTCTTACTAATAGGTACAGCACTCTTGTTATTAGGTTCATTTATTAAACTCCTCTTTCAACATGATTATCATTAGATTCGTCCTCATGTCCAGATCGTCGTACCACTCACTCTCATAGTACTCATCAATAATTTCCCATAATCTTTCTTCATAGCTCATGATTGTATCTCCTTATATACACATTAGTAAGATGGCTAGTATGTACATCATACCAGCTAGTAGTGCTGTTATTAAGATCTCTTTAATGATACTCATTGTTACTCTCCTTTGTTAGGGTTTTGTAGTTTATATAATAGATCCTTATGGTCTCTATTATACATGTCATCATCAGATAGTATGTTGTTCTTTGATATATCCTCTTGTAATAAGGTTAATAAGATGAATAGCTCTTGCTCTGTTAGTGTTATTGTACTAGTGTTCATAGTAAATCTCCTATTGATTAGTGAGAAACAAACCCCAGTTGTTATCTCGTTATTTAGGCCCTGGGGGGCTTATTTACATATATACTCGTATCTCTTACATCCCCGACACAAAAATAAAAATAAATGTGTACATGACTCTCGAATCGTGATATATTGGTATTAATGATTGAACATAACTCTTTAGTACCTCTCTATGATAACTCTCTATGAAAAAAAATGAAGTATCAATAAAAAGCCTTAAAATCTTGCAGTTGATGCGAGACATGGACTATAATCCAATAAAAGAGCTTATACTCATGGTCCAAGCTTCTGGCGCAGAGGAGTTAGAGATACCTCAAAAAATAAGGATACACACAGAATTAGCTGGGTACTGTGCACCAAAACTTAAAAGCGTTGAGATCAGTTCAAATCTCGATGGCGAACTCGAAAGTATCAAGATAGTAAAATACTCAGAAGATATCAAACGAAGCCCTGAGATTGTTTTAAATTAGTAAACCAGTACAATTAAACCCTTGGTAATTGATGACTAGTTCTACTAAAAGAGAGATTGTTCTTCCGCATAACTGGGAACCGCGAACCTATCAAAGAAATCTCTGGGGGTTTTTGGAAAATGGCGGATTGAGAGCCGCTGCTGTATGGCACCGTAGAGCTGGTAAAGATTTAACTATGATCAATTGGGTTCAACGTTGCATCCCACTTCGTGTTGGTTTGTACTGGCATCTCTTTCCTACTTATAATCAAGGTCGAAAAATTGCTTGGGAGGGTATGACTCGTGACGGTAGAAAGTTTCTTGATCATTTTCATCCTTCTCTTGTGGCTGGGACAAACAGCACTGATATGCGCGTTAGTTTTAAGAACGGGTCGATATACCAAGTCGTGGGCTCTGACAACCCAGATCGGCTCGTGGGTTCTAATCCCGTTGGCGTTATACTTAGTGAGTATGCTCTACAAGATCCTCGTGCATGGGATTACATTAGGCCCATTCTTGTAGAAAACGGCGGCTGGGCGGTATTCATCTATACTCCTCGCGGGCGGAACCATGGTTACAATATGGTAGTAATGGCTTCTAAGAATCCAAAATGGTTCTCTGAGGTTTTATCTGTAAGGGAGTCTAAAGTTGTAACAGAGGAGGCTATACAAGAAGAGCGTGATGCTGGGATGCCTGAAGAGATGATCCAACAGGAGTTCTATTGTTCTTTCGATGCGGCTCTTGTAGGTTCTTATTATGGTGAGCATATGGCTCATGCTCTTAAAACAAATAGAATTAGAACCGTTCCGTATGATTCTATGTTAGATGTTCATACGTCCTGGGATTTAGGAATTGGCGACTGTGTAGTTATTATCTTTTTCCAGCTTTGTGGGGATGAGATACGGATAATAGACTGCTATTCAAACAGAGATAAAGGCCTTCAGCATTATGCTAAGATACTTCGCCAAGATCACCGAGCTGAGTATAACTATGATAATCATTTCGGGCCTCATGATCTAGCTGTGCGATCGCTTAATGATGGTAAATCAAGAATAGAGGCTGGAAGAGAATTAGGAATCATCTTTAAGGTTATTCCTCGAGCTTCTATTGAAGATGGTATTGATCTTGTCAGAAGTATTATGTCTAGGATTTGGTGGAATGATGATACGCCTGATTGTAGAGCTCTGATTGATGCAATGAATCAATATCATAAAGAGTGGGACCCTAAGAAAAAATGCTTTGCTGACAGACCTTATCATGATTGGTCTTCAGATTTTGCTGATTCTATGAGAACTTTAGCCGCTGGCGTACATAGGTTTGCTTCTAGGCATACTTTAAATAGACCTAAAGTACATCCAGTAATTTTAGATGACGATCCTTTTGAGGCCCTATACTGATGTTTCATTATTTTGGTGGTGGAGGAGGTAGCGCTTTTACTGGTGGAGCTGGTTTTCGTGAAGTATCTCGTGGCGGTGGTGGTAATTTCGGTCGTAGGCGTAGAGGTGCTTCTAGCTTAACTGACTTGTTTGGACAGCTCGCTGGTAGTTTACTTGTAAATTCAGCAACTACGCTAGCCACCGGCGCTATACAACGAGCTATAACCCCGAAGCGCTCTGCATTGACTGATGTTCCCTCAGTTCCTAACCTAGACCAAACAGCTGGAGTCGCGGCAGCAGATGAATCAAAAAGCTTACTAAAAAGAAGAGGTAGGGCATCGACAATAAAAGCAGGTCGACGTGGTTCGCTCTCACCATTAACCCTTGGTACGCAAACACTAACCTCTGTTAGTAGAAGCACTTTGGGGGCTTGATGTCTATATTAGAAGATAAACTCGTTATTCTAAAATCAAAGCTAAAGTCTCTTAAGGCTCGAAGAGCTCCGTGGGAAGATAATTGGCAAAATGTAAGCAATTATGTTAACCCAAATAGAGGAGATTTTTCAGCTACTATATCTAAAGGTGGCTCTAGAACTCGCTTGATTTATGACGGAACAGCTCCTTGGGCTTTGGATCAGTTTGCTTCTGGGTTATCTGGGTTTTTGACATCAGCTACTGAGCGCTGGTTTGATCTTAAAACAGCTGATCCAGAGTTGATGACGAATCCAGCTGTTAGGAGTTGGTTAGAAGAGTCTACGAATATTATGTATGATTCTGTTTTTAATTCAGCGGATACTGATTTTACTTCGCAGAATCATGAATTATATTTAGATCTAGGTTCTTTTGGCACGGCTGTTATGCTTATAGAAGACCCTCCTGGAGCTCCTCAAAAGTTTAGGACTTTTCACCTAAATAATTGTTATTTGGCAGAGAATGCCAGAGGTATGGTTGATACTCTTTATAGACGCTATACACAAACAGGACGCCAGCTTCTAGACCTATACTCAGATAAATTGACAACGGCTATTAAGGATAAGATAACAAAAAATCCTTACGCTGATTATGAAGTATGGCATATAGTAGAGCCTAATGACCGCTTTCTTAAAGACTCTATCCTTGCTATTAACAAACCATGGTCTTCTATTTTTGTTATGTTCGAGCCTAGTGGAATAATACTAGAGGAGAGTGGCTTCGATGAATTTCCCTATGTAGTTCCTCGTTGGAAACGTACGGCAGAAGAGTGGTACGGTAGGTCGCCTGCTATGAATGCCATGCCTGATATTATGATGCTTAATAGCATGATGAAAACAGTGATCAAAGCGGCTCAGTTAGGAACAGCGCCTCCTATGCAGGGACCTGATGACGGTTTTATGGCTCCGTTGAGACTTGGCCCATTCGGAATGAACTACTATCGAGCTGGTAGTACTGATCGTATAGAACCTATTAAATTTAATCCAAGAGCAGATATTGGTTTAGACTTGGTAAGGGACCGTACTGAAAAAGTGCTTAAGAATTTCTTCGTTGATCTTACTAGAGCTGCTCAATCAAATGTTGAAAAAACAAGAGCTGAGGTTCTTATAGAACAAGAAGATAAAATGCGGAACATTGCTCCTATGGCCGGTAGGCTAGAAGTTGAGCACTTAACACGGACTATACGACGTACTTTTAACATCCAGTTGCGTAGAGGAACAATAGCACCTCCTCCAGTGGCTTTGACTTCTGGCTTGAGTATTATCTATTCATCTCCTGTAAAAAGAGCTCAAAAAGCAACACAACTAGCTAGTGTTTCTCGCTGGTTAGAAACAGTCATTCCATTACTAGACATTAAACCAGAGCTTATTGATTTTTTTGATGGAGATGAGTATCTTAAATGGTCTCATGGTTTGCTTGACGCCCCTGAAAAAGTGCTTAGAAGCAATATAGATGTTGAACAGCTCCGAGCAGATAGAGCTGAGCAACAACAATCGCAGCAACAACAAGAGCAGTTAAATACAGCCTCACAAACAGGGGTTAACGCTGCAAAAGCCTCTGAACTTCTTAGTAGAGGACAATAATGGCTGATATAGTTAATAAGTTTTTGCCTTTTTATGGCATACGCTCTAGTTACAAAGCGATATTTGAAAGTCCAGATGGACAGAAGGTATTGAAACATTTAATGCACGTTGGTCACATGGATGCAACAACTTATGTTCCTGGAGATCCAAATGAGACAGCACACCGGGAGGGTGCTCGTAGATTCATATTAAGTATACTGAATCAACTTAGGATGAATCTTTCTGATATAAAAAATAATTTAGAGGAGATAGCTGACGATGAAGACACGTTTGTTCGGGATTCCACAGATATTCAATTTTGATGCCTCAGGTGATGGTGGCGGTAGTGGTGAATCTTCGTATAAAGATTCCTTACCAGCAGAGCTAAAAGAGCTAACGAGCATAAAAGATATAAACTCAATCCCAGATTTGGTTAAATCTTTTGATCATGCTCAAACTCTTGTTGGTAAAACAAGACTACCTATTCCTGAATCTGGAGCCTCAACAACTGATTGGGACTCTTACTATAAGTCAATCGGCCGCCCTGATGGTGAAAAAGGTTCTGGGTATACTCTATTCGATGGCACTGCCCCAACGCTGCCTGAAGGAGTAACCAGAAATGAAGCAACTGAGACAAAATTCAAGGAATTGTTCCATAAGTTGGGACTCAATAACACGCAAGCTCGTGGGATATACGACGGTCTTAACACCCTCAATAAAGAAACCCTTGATACATCAAAAACTGTCAACGATTCTCAGTTAGATGAGTGGGATAAGCAGATACGAACTGATTTTGGCTCTGCTTATGATCAAAACATGGCAGTAGCTAGACAAGCTGTTCAAAAGCTCGGAAGTCCTGAAATGCTAGCTATGCTTAATGAAACACAGTTAACTAATCATCCAGAGATGATTAAGTTTTGTGCTAAAATTGGAGACTTATTGGTTGAACACCACGGTTCTTCTCCTGGTTCAGCTGGTTCTCAATATATTTTAACACCAGAACAAGCAAAAGAACAGATACAAGAGTTGCAGATGAATAAAGATTTTATGGCTCTTTATACAACAAGAGGCGGCGGTCCTTCACATAAAGCGGCTGTTGAAAAAATGCAGAAGCTGTTTAGTCAAGCCCATCCTCAACTGCAACCAACGTCACCAACACCTGCGACGTAAACTGGGAAGATTGGGTCCATTATAGGGTAGCTCACTCGCATCAATAAGCTTTTACTAAGGAGTAAACCTATGTCCGGCCAAATAACTACAGCAATGGTGCAGCAGTACAACGCCAATGTTACTTTTCTGTTGCAGCAACAGGGCTCAATTTGAGTATTTCGACCGTATTGGAGCCACTGAAATGGTAGAGAATAATTCTCGCCATGGAGATACTCCTCTTGTTTACACACCTCATGACAGACGTCGTTTGTCTCTTCGTGATTTTGATTGGGCTGATTTGCTTGATCGTAAAGACAAGATCAGAACTCTGATTGATCCAACGAGTACATATGCTACCAATGCGGCTTTCGCTGCAATGCGTAAGCAAGATGACATCATCATCGAAGGTTTCTATGCCAATGCTCAGATCGGTAAAACTGGAGCATCCTCAGCAGCTTTCGATACATCCAACATGCGCATCCCAATCAACTATGTTGAATCCGGGTCCGCTGTTAACAGCGGTTTAACTATCGCAAAACTCCGAAGGGCTCGTACAATCCCGGAGTTTCTCCTGAACAGATCCAAGATCTTTTGCAAACAACCAGTGTTACAAGCAGCGATTTTAGTACTGTGAAAGCCCTGGTTCAAGGTGAAATTGATTCTTTTCTTGGTTTCAAGTTCCTTGAAAGCAATCGTTTGACCACTATCGCCACAAACCAACGCCGGTGTCCTTTTTGGACTAAATCAGGAATGCTCTTTGGATCAGGTGAAGAGATCATGACTGATATCGGCCCTCGTCGCGATAAACGAAACTCCATCCAAGTGTATGTCAATACGACTTTCGGCGTTGTTCGCATGGAAGAGTTCAAAGTAGGCGACATCATCTGTGATGAATCCTAATAAGAAAGGAGATTGATTGATATGGCTACTGTGTTTGGAGTAAATTTTCAAAAAACCCTTAACATTCCAAGGGATATGATTGAAGCGAATACCTGGAACGGGCGTGTTCGTTGTTTGTTTGACACTTACGAGGCAGTGTCTCTTGCTATTGGAAGTACCATTAGTGTTGGTAAGCTTCCAAAAGACGCGAGAGTTGTTGGTGTTCAATTAATGTTTGATGCCTTAGGGGCGTCATCTATATTGTCTGTTGGTGATGCAGCTGTTCCAGGAAGATATGTCAATGGTATATCATCCGCCTCTGCTGGAGTCTCTTTGCTTGGAGTCATTTCTGGTCTTGGTTTTAAACAAACAGCTAATACAGATATAATTATCACAACTGGAGGAGCTACTATTACAGGTAGCATCTCTATTCTCACCTCATATGTTATTGATTAAGTCAAAGTAATTTGATTAAATTGATTCTAGGTTTTATGTGATCCCACCTACCATATAGGATAGGTGGGATCATTTAGGAGTTTATATGTCTTCTAAAATTGAAATAATAAATTTAGGTCTCATTTTAGCTCACCAGCCAACTATCTTCACTATAGATGAGGATAATAAAAGAGCTCGTACAGCTAAGGCCGTATACCCCATAGCTTTATCTGAAGTTCTTTCAGATAGGAATTGGGGTTTTGCTGTAAAGAGAGAAAATCTAAGTCTAGATGCTGCTACTCCAGAATTTGACTGGTCTTATGGCTTCACTAAGCCAAATGATTATTTAAAAATGATACAAACCGAGAACGACGAAGACTACACAGAAGAAGGTGGTCTTATTTTAAGTAACAACAATGTCTTAAGAATAAAGTATCTTTTTCTTCAAGAAAATTCAAATGTATATACTCCTGGGTTTGTATCCACATTAAGTGCTAGATTAGCTTCTATTTTTGCTATTTCTCTTGCTCAGGATTTTGCATTATCAGCTCAATTAGATGTTATCTACACAAAGAGGTTGGCTTTAGCTGGATCAATAGCAGCTCAATCTGGAGGAGCTAAAGATTTTATTATAGATGATTGGACTGATTCCCGTTTTGGCTATCCATCAGCAAATAGGAGTGGTAGATAATGCCTGGAAGACCTACAGCTACTTTTTTTACTCCAATACAAACGAATTTCACTTCTGGGATTTTTAGTGGTCGTTTATTTGGTCGTACTGATCTAGCTCAATATTCCAATGCTTTGCGCCATTGCTACAATTTTAATCTATTAGCTCATGGTGGTGCTAATAAACGATCTGGAACTCGGTACATAAATGAAGTAAAAGATTCTTCTAAAACAACAAAGTTAATTCCATTTATCTTCTCTACAGTCCAAGCTTATACCTTGGAATTCGGTGACCAATACATTCGCTTTTATAGAGATGAAGGTCAGATACTTTCAGGAGGTTCTCCATACGAAATATCTACCCCTTATCTACATACACAGCTTGTTGATTTACGGTTTGCTCAATCAAATGATGTTTTGTATTTAGTTCACCCCTTGCATAGGCCAATGGAGCTGTCCAGGTTAGATCATACTTCATGGACACTCACTGATTTTGACTTCCAAGATGGGCCGTATAAGGCTCTAAACACAGAAGCACTGACACTGACTCCAAGCGCAACCGCGGGCTCCGTTACTATAACTGCAAGCGCCAGTTTGTTTGCTTCAACAGATGTAGATGGTTGGATAAGAATACGCAATGGTGGTGGGGCTTCTTGGGGCGCTGCTCAAATAACAGCTTACATAAGTGCAACGCAAGTAACGGCTTTAGTAAAAACAGGGTTTCCTTTTGGAGGAATAGGACCAACTACTGGTTGGCATATGCCAGGGTGGTCTGATACGGTTGGTTGGCCTTCAGCTCAGCCTACTTTTTTTGAAAGCCGATTGTGCTTCGCAAATACCCTTGATGAGCCTTCTACTTTTTGGATTTCTGAAACAGAAAACTTCAATACCTTTAGTCCAACAGATGCTGCTGGCGTAGTGTCTGCTACAAACGGTATGAGGAGAACTATAGCAGATAATCAAGTAAATGCAATATTTTGGCTAGTATCTGAAAAAGTTCTGATAGCTGGAACTTCTAGCGGTCCTTGGACTATAGAACCTGCAACAACAATCGAACCCTTTGGACCAGCTAATATAAGAGCGTACAAAGAAAATAGGCAAGGGGCAGCCAATACTCCAGTTATTTTTGGTGATTCAGTATTATATGTTTCTAGGTCTGGATTGAAATTAAGAGAGCTTTCTTTTAACTTTGAATCAGATAAAAAAGAATCTATTGATATATCTTTGCTTTCTGAAGGAATAACAGAAAACAGTTCAATAGTTGAAATAAACTATATAGAAGAGCCTGATAATAAGATAACAGCGGTCCTTAGCAATGGTTCTTTTATTCTAGTAACTTACATAAAGAGCCAAAAAGTAGTAGCATGGCATAAGCATATAATAGCTGGAACAAATGCTAAAGTAAAATCACACTCTACAATTCCATCTGTTGATAGTAAAACAGACACTACGTATATAATAGTAGAAAGAACAATAAACTCAAATGTAGTTCAATACATTGAATTCTTTGAAGAAGAATATATTCCTACGAGCTTAACTGATCATTCTGAGGCTTTTTTTATAGATTCAGGATTAACCTACTCCGGTGTTTCAACACAAAGTATAGCAGGACTTGATCACCTTGAAGGAGAATCGGTAAGAGTCCTTGTTAATGGAGCTTCTCATCCAGATGTAGTAGTATCTTCAGGCACAATAACTCTGACGAAACCAACCACAAAAGCTCAGATCGGATTGGGATATAAAGCCCATCTTGAAACCTTAAATATCGAAGTTGCTCAAAGAAATGGATCCTCACAAGGTAGACAAAAAGCGATAAGTAAAGTTATAGTTCGATTGCATGAATCTATAGGTGGTATGCTAGGTAATGGTGATCCTACTTTGAATCAAGAGCTTTTACCTGCTAGGAATGTATCAGACCCAACTAACATAGCTCCTCCTTTAAGAAGTGAGGACAGAATTGTTGATTATGAAAGTGATACAAACAGTGATGGGAGAATTGTTATAGAACAAGATTTAGCTCTTCCATTCACAGTTTTAGCAATAATGCCACAAGTTGATATTCTTTCTAAATAGGTTATTTTTATGGATTTTCTTGAATCTGATTTAAATTTTAATGACCTGCTTACGGCGTCTCTTGGAGCTTTCACAGCTGCTCAGCAATTCCAAAGTGGCCTAGAAGCCCAAGGTTTACGCAATGATAATGCTGATACATTAGAGCAAGAAGCTAGATTAACAGAAGAAGCTGGAGTCCTCAATAGAGCTAGATCAAAACGAAACTTTATTAGAAAACAAGGTAGAAATAAAGCATTAGCTGGAGGTTCTGGTTTGACTGGCTTCACTGACATATTTGTGGATGATCGCGTTTCTTTTGAGCTAGACCAAGCGGCTCAGCGATTTAATACTGAAGTAATAGCCTTTGGTAAGCGTCGCTCTGCTGGATTAGAGAGATTCAAAGGAGATATAGCTGTAGCACAAGCTTTAGGTTCTGCTGCTATCACTGGTTTACAAACAGTTTCTGATTTAAATCCACCTGAACCGCGTAGAGTGTTGGAGGGAGGCCGCTAATGGCTGGAATAAAAAGATTTGAAGATGTTACTCGTGAAACACAAGCTACTACACGACCTGATTTAGGTGGTAAGCTAACTGGAAGAGATATCTCTATAGCAACAGATACTCGGAATATACAACAAGCTAATCAATTACTAAGAAACAGAAATAGAGAGCTTGATGTATTACAAAAACAATTAAAAAAACAAGATGATGCTATTTTAACCACAGAAACAGCCACTGCTTTTGTAATGGAAGCTTCTAAGATATCATCAGATACTATAGAAAATGCTCGCATAAACAAAGACTACAGCAACGTAGTTACTGATTTTTCAAATCAAAGCACTGAGTTACAAAATCGCTTATTAAGCAGCCTTCCAAAAAACGCAGATAATGAGACTAGAGATAAGGTTTCACTATCACTTAAATCAATAAATGCTAGATCTTTAGTTAACATGCAGAAAGAGCAGTCTAATCTTCGTTTAAGCATAAATGAAACACGGTTAAAAGACTCTATAAAAGCCCAATCATATATGGCTAGAATTTCAGGCGATCCTGTTTTGGGACAGGCTTTGGCGGATAGTTTTATGAGAGGTGCAGTAGAGGGAGGCTTTGCTCAAAAAACAATAGATTCATTGCGCTCTGTTGTTAAAGAAGAGATAGTCAAGGGTTCTATACTTGGTTTGATTCAAAAGGACCCAGCACGTGCTGTGGACGTCCTTAATGGTGGCTCATTGGACCCTTGGTTTACTCCTTCAGAGATAACCACTTTGAGGAATTCTGCTGAAAGTGAATCAAAGAATGTTGATCGCGTTGGCGAAAATAGCCAAATTAATATTAGAGCAGATGCTTTAGCTCAGATTAAACAAAATGGTTTTACTACTGAAGTTGTTGATTTTTCTGTAATAACTGATCCACAACAACGTAAAATAAAGGAAGATAATTTTGATAGAAAAGCTAATAGTGCTCTATTATATTTTAAGTCTTTTCGTTTATTAGAAAAGAGGCCTATGAATGAGCATAATGCTTTTTTAGAACAAATTTCATCTAGTGTTACTAAAAAAGAAGATATAGCGACTGTAAAAGAACTTAGGATCAAGTCTCAGAATATAAAAGCAATTGGTAAAAAAGATTCATATTCATATGTTGCTTCTATAAACCCAATGATAAGTCAATTAATTGACGAAGGAGATCCAAATAAAGTCCAGGAGTTATTAACCCTTGTTACAGCACAGCAGCAATCTTTAGGACTTCCAATTTCAGTTTTATCAAAAGAACAAACTAAAGAACTTGTTGATCAGTTCAATCAGACTAAAGCAAGTCAACCAGGGGGTCTTGGTGATGCTTCTGAGAATATAGCTCAGATGAATGACTTCATTGATGACTATGGAAAATACACTGACTTAGCTATAGATCAACTAAAAGATGGTGGATTAAGCACACCGGTTCTTATTGCTTTTAACTACGCGGCTGAGGATGATCAGTTAGCTAATGACATTATAGTTGGGTCTAAACTCACAAAAGAAGATGAAAAAGTTCAAGGAATAACCTCTGAATTATCTAAACAATTTGACACAGCACTTGTTAGACCTACTTTATCAGCATTTGTTACATCTAATATATCTAAGGATTCTAAATCCATAGCAAATGCATCTTCTTTTGTAAAAGCTTTGAGGTCCCTAGCTAAAGTATATTATATAAAAGATAAAACATTAACTCCAGAGAATGCTGTTGCGTTAGCTGAGCGGGATATGATAACTGATGCTTATGAACCTGTTACTGTAGAGGGTTCAGAAGCAATTTCTATGTTTGTTCCAAATATAGATAGTTCAGGTCAGAAACAAGCTAAAGACGTCATTGGTCGTCAAATAGAACAAGACGCCTTAAGTCCCTCTTTTTGGAAAGATCAAAAAGTTGATCCATTTCAAGGAGCTTCTTTAGAAGACACAATACAGATTTTAGCAGCTAAAGCTGTTCCAGTTGGTATAGGTGATGGAATAAACTACTATTGGACAGTTCCTGTTGTTGACCCTAATACCGATGAAGTAACTCAAAACGCAGTCTTATCTAAAGGCTTTGCTGTTCTTAATAGATTCGAAGATGTTTTTACTCAGTCTAGACTAGATTCTGTAAGTAGATTGGGTTTATTCGATTCTTCTCTAGTTAGAACCCGTGAAGCTAACGATTCAGTAAGCTTTACCGTTGATCTTTTACTAGGTAAATTATTGAAACAAATAGACGTGTCTGAAACAGTTAAAAAACAAATACAGGATATTAAAGCAGGTGTTTTAGATGAATTTGCTTTGGTCAAAGATAAGACTAAAATTGCGTTGCCTGGGAGGTCTAAATAAATGGCTAGGCCTTTTAAATTCAGCACTCTTCAGAACTTTGACGAACAAGCTCCTATAGCTTCTGACATTCCAGCTACTGCAGGTGAGTTTGTACCAGCTTTTTTTGAGCGAGGTTCTGAGTTATCTCCTTTGTCATCATTAAATAAAGCCGCTGATTTAAGAAAAGTAACAGGCCAATTGGAAAACCCTTATTTAGAAGTAGGGTTTAAGTTATTTGAACAACTTGGTTTAGCTGATGTTCCAGATGACTCTTTAGAGGTTATTTCTGCCGAGGCTTTAAACGAGAAGTTCGGCATACCTGGTGAATTAAAGTTTAGTAAACCAGGAACTTCTGAAGGAGCTGCATTATTACATGATAACAAAAAACGAGAAATAAGTAATCGCTTAACCCTTGATAGAACTAAAGGATTTTTAAATAATGCAGCTGGTTTCTCATTTGAATTTTTAGGGGAAATGGCTGATCCAATAAGCTTAACTCTACTACTACTACCTACTATACAGACAGTTAAAGCAATTGGGTTAGCCAAGAACCTTTCTAGGGTGGCGGCTGGAGCTGTCGAGGGCGGTGTTGGCACCGCTTTAGCAATTGCTCCAGCTGCTGCTATAGGAGACCAACTTCAATCTGATTTTGGTGCTACAGAAGGAGCTACTAGCATCTTATACGGAGCGGCTTTCGGTGCTGGTATACGATCTATTATTGGTATTTCTGGAGATGCCTTGAAAAATAGATCAGAGAAGATACGGACATCAGGTAGAAAAAGAGTCCTTGAAAACAAAGTATATGACGATTTAATAGAAATAAAGAAAAACAATCCTTCTGATTTGGAAGGTATTACCCCAGAAGATGATGCAATAATAACAAAAATGGCTGCTGATCAGCTTGAAGAAACAAATACAGTTACTATAGCAGAGGATGCCGCTAAGTTATCCAAAACAATTAACACACCAAATAATATAATTGAGTTGGAAACAGCTAATCTAAAAGCCTCTAAAGAAATAGAAGATATTGAAGCGTCTGATTTATCTAGAGAAGATAAAGATTCAGCTATAGAAAAAATAGATGCTTTAATTAAAGGGCGATCTATAAAAATTAATGAATTGAAAGATAACATTGGGCCTGCTCAAGCTTTTCCTGAAAAAACAGTAGAAAAGGTGCCTGAAGCAGCTCCAATTGACAATTCTCTTTCAGATAAAAAAGGTCCTTTGTCTGAACTCTCTGACAACATATCTAAATTAGAGGATGAAAGCACAGCCGCTTTTTTAAAAAATCAAGAGATTCAGCAATCTGATTTGCCTATTGAAGAAAAACACATAGCTAGAGCAAAATTTGAGAAATTACAAAAAAGACGCGACAAAAAAATCCAAAAGTTAGAAAAAAAGCAAAAAAAAGACAAAGGTAGTTTATCAGAAATAAATCGGTTGGATGCCCAAGGCTCCTCGGGATTTGATAATGCAGCATCCTGGGATAGTGTTGCAGATAGCTATACTATTAACTTACGAGAATTAGAGAAAACCGGTACAGTTAGAGACATTGAGTTTCTAGAAAAAAAAATAGCTATATTTAGAAAAGAGGCTAGAAAAGAAAGAGCCAAGAGACGCGCTAAGATTGAACCTATATCTTTTAATCAATTTATCAAGATCATAAATAAAAACATTACAGGAGCAAAAAGTGCTGAAGATATAGCAACTAAGCGTATAGTTGATGCTCTTTTACGCATAGGAATTGTTGCTTCAGAATATCCAAATATAGGAACTAAATTAGTAAAACTCCTTGACAATGTAAATGCCTTACAAGCAAGAAACTTACCTCCTGCTCAGTTATTCAATGAAGTTAATAATATCCTTGGAATCAAACCTAGTACAGAGCGTATTGTTCCAAATGAAAAGTTCTTAGATTTTGATGATCCAAATAAACCAGATATCTTAGTAGAGCGAGATAGTTACCGGCAATATCTTGATCCTGATGATTTTGCTCGATATCCTACTGATGCACCTATTGAGGCTCCTATAACAACAGCTGAAACTAAAAAAAGACCGGACTATGATGAATATATTGAAAAAAAGCAAAAAGATCAAGACCGACTTAGTTCGTCTATTGAAAAAAGATACAAAGTCCCTAAAGAATCTGATCAACTAACAAAAAATGAAGCTGACGCTGAGATAGAAGCCGATAGCTTGGTTGAAGAAGTTACGTATGACGCTAAAACTGCAGAAGAACCTGAAGTGGATATGTATCAAGAACAGAGAATAAAAGAGCTTTCTGAAGAAGAGATAGAGTCTGCTTTAGCTGATTCAGATCCAGAAGCCGCTGATGAAATAAAAAAAATTCTAAAAGAATCTGATGATGAGCTATCTGCTATAGAAAATGAAAGCGCAACAACAACGGATGTCACTAATTGCATAATCAAAACTGGAGGAGTTGAGTAATGGCTAAATTTAGTGCCCCTTGTTTAGCTATCTTAAAAGAAGCTGATCCAAATGCTAGTGATAAAACAATCAGAGAACGATTAGCTAGGTTAGTTAAATTCTACAAAGGAGAATCTGACAAAATGTCAGTTAGTACTCCTCAAGAAGTTAGGAATTTTGTTCTTGCCCATGCAAAAGTGCGCAAAGCAGAAATACAAAAAAGAACTATCGACAAGCTCTTAAACCAAAGAGTAGACTCGAATGTAGCTAGGTACTTGCGTAATTTCACTCCTGAAGAGACGAAAGAGGCTTTAACTGCACTACTAGTTGGAGCTAATCCTACTAAATTAAAAGAATCTGGATTCTTTACCATTGCTTCTAGGGATTCAGCCGAAGGACGCATACGTCAGTTAAATAAAAGAAGCGTCGCTGGACTTCAAGATGAGCTAGAAGCTAATGATGTTCTAGACGTTCTTGTTGATGGAAAACGTGATTCAGATTTGGTGAAAGCCTTTTTCGTTAAATATACAGGAAAAATTGATAAAAAAATAGATCCCAGAGCAATGAAAGCCGCAGAGATTATATTAAAATATAATACTAAACTAACAAATAGACTTAAAAGATCAGGAGCTCTTATAGATGATCATCCAAGTTCTATGTTTAGCATAACATCTCATGATCAAGGTTTAGTCTCTAGAGTTCCTTTTAGAGAGTGGGTTGGTAAAATACACCCTTTATTGGATAGGAAAACTTTTTCAGGATCATCTAGTGATATTGATTTTCTAACTGGTTTATACGCTGATATAAAATCAGGGACATATATCAAATCAGTTGGTGCTGAAGACAATATAGATGTTTCAGGAACTATTGGTTCTAATGGGTTTTTAAACCCAGACTCCATAAGTCGTAGAAATAGAGTTCGGTTCTTGAATGCTGAATCTCAATTAAAATACATGGAGGAATTTTCTACTGGAAATAAAAGCTTATCAGAATCTGTTTTCTTTAGTTTTGAACATAAAGCTAGAGCTGTAGTCTTAACTGAAATGCTAGGAACTGATCCTAAGAAGACTCTTATAAAAGCAGTTAATAATGCAAAAAAGGAATTGAGTAAAAAACACTCTGATTTAGTTGAAACTGATCTAAAAGCAGATGACAGTGGTTTGCCCCCTTTTATATCTAATCGATTAAAAGAAGTCGATGGAAGTACAAGGCAAATCATGAATCCAACCTACGCTAAACTAGGTTCAGTTACTCGAATATTAAAGAATATGGCTGTTTTAGGCAATGTTGTTCTTACATCAGTTAATGACATCTCCTTTATTTTTGCTGAAGCTCGTTTTCAGGGTATTCCTGCAGGAACTGTAGCTAGAAATTTAGTTTCTACGTTCACAAATTCAGTTGGAACTGATTCTAAAGAAGTAGCAAAGCTTATGGGGATTGGTATAGACGGTTTAGTCGGTGATTTATTATCAAGATCAGGTTCAGATTTAACAGATGTTGGATCATTATCTCGGTGGCAACGAATATATTTCAAAGCAAATTTGCTAACCCCTTGGAACGATGCTCTTAAAAGCATGTCAGCTAGGATGATGTCTAGCAATATAGCGAGTAAAGCTAATCTGTCTAAAGCAAATCTTGATTTTGAAACTAATAGATTATTGGATCTATTCAATATATCAGATAGTGATTGGGATTTGTTTAGACGAACAAAGTATACACTAGATGGTGACGATTTTATGACAGCTGATAGGATAAGTGAGTTGTCTGATGAAGAGGTAGCAAAGCATTTATTCAAAACAGATAAGAAATATCAAGAATTATTACCTTCAAGGCAAGTAGGAAAAGGAGCTAAAGATACTATTACTGTTGTTAAACAAAACGATTCAGAACCTTCAGGGGTTTCTGGGCAAAGTAAACTAGCTACTAGTGGAGTACTTGGAAAATCAGCAGAAGAAGTCTTAACTGCAAGAGTCGGTGAAGTCGATCTAACAAATCCAAATAACTTTAAAGTAGTCCCTAAAAATGCAATTGATGAATTCAGAGATACTTTGTCAGATAAAATAGGAACCATGTTCATTGACAGAAATGACTTTTTCATTGCTGTTCCAGGTGGAAGAGAAAAAGCTATATTTCATCAAGGGACACAACGCGGTACGGTTTTAGGCGAACTCACTAGATTCATGATGCAATTTAAGACATTCCCGGTTACTGTTTTAACTAGGCCCTTGGCGACTATAAGTGCAGACATACGACAAAAAGCTATGCTTAGAGGTAAAGCCAGCGGTACTAATGTACCTGAGTTTAAAGCCAAAGATTTCGCTGGGTTAGCTCAGTTTGTTGGAGGTATGACCTTTCTAGGATATATAGGACAAGCAGCTAAGGACATCTTTAAAGGAAGAGAACCAAGAGACCCGTTAGACCCTTCTACAACATTAGATGCTATGAGACAAAGCGGAGTACTTGGTATCTATAGTGATTTTATTTTATCTCCATTAGCAGAACCTCACTTCTTTAAACCTGCTATGCAAGCATTAGGCCCTGTTCTAGGTTCTTTTGAAGATATTGCTGAAGTCACGGCTAAGGCTATGGCTGGTGATGATGTAGCCATAAGAACATATAATATCCTTCTTTCATGGACTCCATTTTCTAATATATTCTATACTAAATTAGTTTTTGACTCAATGGCTTTTAATAGCTTTCAAGAATTTCTTAGCCCAGGATATTTGTCAAGGTTAGAGAGAACTTTAAAGAAAAGTAAAGATCAAGAATTTTTCGTTAAACCTAGTAGAGTCACTCCTCGAGGAGGAGGAAGCCCTCTTGGCAATCTTAAAAGATTAGGTAAGGAGTTAGCGAGATGACAGTAACTACAGAAAGCAATGTGGTAAGAGCCTCAGGTAATGCAGTTAGTGTTCTTTTTGTTTTTAATAAGAAAGTATTTTTAGCAAGCACTCTAGTTGTTACTCTACTTGATTCAGCCACTGGAATATTAACTACTTCTGTTTTGAATGGCGTTGGAACATATGATCATACTACAGCAGTAGCTAGTGATAATGAATCAGCTAATGTTACTTTTAACACAGCTCCATTATCTACACATAGTATTGTTATTGAAAGAATTGCTCCGTTTACTCAACAAGATAATTTAGCTGAAGCTGATTCTTTTCCAGTAGAGCCGGTAGAAGCTATTATGGATAAACTTGTTTTGTTAGTTCAACAGATTCAAGATTCAATAAGTCGGTCTTTCAAGTTTGCAACAGCTACTCCTGATATTGGAGTCGTAGAAGTTCTAGACGTTGTAGCTGACAGAGCAGACAAACTTGTTGGATTCGATGCTTCAGGTGATTTAACTTTGACTGCAGGAGCTCCTGGACCGACAGGTCCAGCTGGAGCTGATGGAGCTGATGGAGCTGATGGAGCTGATGGAGCTGATGGAGTTGATGGAGCTCCTGGTTCAGGGGTTTTACTATCAACACAAGTGATTTCAAATCAAGCAACTGTTGATTTTACTTCTTTAATAACATCAGCATACGATCAATACGAACTTCGGTTTTATGGGGTAAAATCAACATCTAGTGCAGTAAAGATCTTTTTACAAACTTCATCAAATAATGGCTCGTCTTTTGACGAAACTACTGGTGATTATCAGCACTCAAACCTAGGAAATAGTTCTTCTGGACCTACACCAAATGGGAATGGCGCAAGTAGTGATACTAAACTTGTCATATCTATAGCTGAGGTGGACGGTAGCGTTGCTGGACATTCTGCTACTGGTCTTATTAGAGTTTGGGATCCTTTAAATATAAGCACTATGACTTTGGTTAGTTGGGAAGCACAAGCTATTCCAAACTCTGGTAGAGTTGAAAACCATAGAGGGGGAGGTAATCGCCTTGAAATAGGCATTGTGAATGCCTTGAGAATTAAACTGGCTTCAGGTAACATTGCTACAGGAACTTTTAAGCTTTATGGTATAGTATAAAGGAGATCTAATTATGTCAGGTATATTCACAATAAATGTAGCAAGTAAATGGGATGACGTAGCTTTAGCTGCTAACACCAATTGGTTCTCTTCTGATCTAGGTTCTTCAGTACGACCTCAGAAGAGAGGTTTTCAAGAATTCTATAATGCTCCAATAAAACATAGCATTGAACTGATGCTCGCGACACCGTCTCTAGTTAAGTTGATAGCTACAAAAGCAGGAGCTAATCAAAAAATTATGTACTTGAATAGTGGTCTTACGTTATCATCCAATTCGCTGTACATATTTGATTTCATACTTCATTCTGATATAACTTATAATATCCAGCATGAAACAGCATCTCAAAATCCAATGTGCTTAGTTACTGAATCCTTTAATTGTGACGTGTGAGGTGAAAATGAAATGCTATATAGTGTATGTACTTATTTTTCTTTTGACAACTGTGAGCGCTTATGGAGCGCCTCCTCAAGGTGCAGGAGTACCAACTGCAGGTATATCAGATGTTTCAGTAACGCAAGGTGAATTATCGCAATTACAAACCCTTGATACAACTACAATAAGTTCTAATCAATGGGCTACATTGGGTGGTTTATCTAATACCTTGACAGCTGCTGAATTAAATCTGATGGAAGGTATTACACTAACCTCTAATTGTGTTCTTATAAATCAAGAAATTACAGTAGATTCTACAGATAAAAGTGGAACAACTCAAATGGTTCTTGATGATTCTATTCCTCAAAATACAGAAGGCGATGAATATATAACAGTTACTATAACTCCTACTGACGCTAATAGTTGGTTGGTTATCTCCTATTCTGCTAGTTTGAGTATAAGTGGATTGGCTCAAGTAGCTGTTATATCTTCTTTATTTCAAGATTCTATAGCCAACGCCCTATATTCTATTGTATCCGCTCCGTCAATAGCAAATCAACCAGCTCCTCATATAGGTCATCATAGGCGTTTAGCAGGAACAACGTCGGCCGCTACATTTAAAATTAGAGCTGGTCCTTCTGCTGCAGTGACTTTGTATATGAATAGGATCGATGCTTTTCCTATTTTAGGAGACACTATAGAATCCTACATTAAAGTAAAGGAGTACTCTAGCACTTGTTAACGTAACTGTGGAGGTTTTATGAAAATATTTCTATCATTTCTTTTTATTGTTTCAATATCAGTACCGTCGTTTGCTCTTGATGTTATAACATCGAAAAAAATAATGCCTGATAATTTAGCCTCTGAACTTGAAGTACTCACTGGTTTGATTATTAAAGGCAAAAGCCAAACAGCTACCTTATCTACCAAGAGGTTACTTGATGGTAGGACGTTAATATCGCTTAATAAAGTGATTGGTAGTTTAACTGATCCTCAACGAATCGCTGTAATAAATCACATAAGAAATAGCCATACAGGACAGCCTACGTCCAAGCAAAAAATAAGGAGGGATGTTAAATTCCCGTCGCTTAAGAAACTAGCTATTGCTCGTTTGGACTGTGATCTAGGTTCTTGTTCAGACTTAGAGGCTATCAAAACCGAGTATTCTAAACTTAAAACAAAATATCCGTAATATAAACGTAGTTCTTACCAAGGGATATGTTGTGGCTGATATTACAAAAGAAGACTTCTATAGAGCAATCGAAGGGGTTAAATCATACATAGATGACAAATTCGAAGCGCACGAAGCTATAGAAAAAGCAATGCTCACACCGGTCATAGTTGAGATCAATGAGCATAAAGCCACTTTGTATGGAAAAGACTCAAGCGGTGGTTTAGTAGCCGCTGTTAATACCATAAAAACAACAAGCAGAAATGCTAAATGGCTGGCTGGAGGAGGTCTCGGAGGAGGCTTAATTGCTGGCATAGCTAATTGGTTTAGATAACTATTAACATAAAAAGGAGACAAAATGAATTTTTTTAATACCCTTGATAAGATTCCGGGATCAAAAACTTATATTCAATTAGCTTTGATTGCTGCTTGCGTTATATGTGAGCATTATGGTGTTTATTCAGCTCCTGATGTGGTTTATCAACTCCTTGGAGTAGGTTCTGGAATAACAGCTAAAATGGCTCTTGATCGTTTACTAAAAAAAGTGGCTTCTTTTCCTCTTTCAAACACAAATAAATCTGTTAAATGAAAGTCGCAGCGAGTAATAGAGCACTTAACTAGCCCAACATCAAAGCATGGAGACCAGTACTTAAATGAATAACTTCCCTATCAATGAGTTTGATTGTCCTTGTGGTTTATGTGAAAATAAAG